GGAATAAGTAATGGCACAACCAACCAATACTTTTGATACCTATGATGGTGCAAACTCTATAAGAGAAGATTTAGCTGATGTAATTTACAATATTTCACCGACTGAAACTCCTTTTATGAGCAATGCATCAAAAGGTACTGCAACTAACACACTTTACGAATGGCAGACAGACTCATTAGCTGATGCTGGTGCAAACGCACAAATCGAAGGTGATGACTACACAGGCGAAGCAAGAACTGCTACTGTCAGACTTAACAACCAAACACAAATCTCATCTAAATCTGTAACAATTTCTGGAACAGATGATGCTGTTAATAACGCAGGAATGGGAACTCAGATGGCCTATCAACTCGCCAAAATGGGAAAAGAACTTAAGCGTGATATGGAAAGAGCGATGGTAGGAGTAGAAAATGCCAAAGTCGCTGGAAACGCATCAACAGCTAGAGAACTTGCCTCAGTAGGAACTTGGTACGGAGGTAACAAACCTGGAACTTCAAGTGCTGCTGGAAACTTCTCAGTAGGTGGTTCACCTTCAGCTAGTCCAGCTGGTACAGGTGCAACAGCAATCGCTGGAGGCTCAAACAGAACTTATACAGAGACTTTATTAAAAGCTGGTCTTTTAAAAGCCTTTGAACTAGGTGGAGAGCCTGAAACAGTAATGATGTCACCATCACACAAGCAAATTGCTAGTGGATTTAATGGTGTAGCAACTAAATATAAAGATGCCACAGATAAAGTGTCTATTGGTACAACTGATATTTATGTTTCAGACTTTGGTGAGGTAGCATTTGTACCTAACAGACACCAAAATGCAAATAGAGTTGACATTTTACAAATGGAAATGTGGAGCGTCGATTTTTTACGCCCTTTTCAAACAACTGATCTTGCAAAAACTGGTGACTCTGACAAGAAGTTACTCTTAGCTGAGTACACTTTATGTGCAAAAGCACCTAACGCAAACTTCGGAATATTTAACTTAACTGCATAATTGTAGCTAAAGGACTGGGAGGGTTTAATGCCCTCCCTTTATAATTAGAAAGGAAATTATGGCAATATTTACAAATAAAAAACATACATCAAAATTATATAAGATTGTAGAAAACGCAAAAAAATCAGATCCTATGATTTCAAAAGGTCAAGGTAAAAAACAATCAAAACAAACATCTGCTGGTGATCGTAAGTACGATCCAATGTTAAGTTTTACTGGTAATCAAGGTTTAGCTGTTAAAGGTACTATCGACCAAATGATAATGAAAGCTATTAAGTAACATGGCTAAAAAATTCTCTCTTAACACACCTAATGATGGATCAGTTGTCAAAACTAATCTTATTATTGATGAAGCAGAGAATAAATTTCATATCGAAAACTATCAAGAACAAGCATCTATTAAAGAAATATTAGATGCAAACAAAGTGGCACAAAACGAAGGTGCTTATAAGTCAAAGGCTATGGCAAACGAAAAAGGTTATCGTGTTGCTAGACTACCAAATATTGTAGTTCATCAATTAGCTAAAAAAGGCATCTTAAATTATAATGGTAAAGTCATAGACAAGCCTAAATTTTTTAGATGGTTAAACGACTCTGATAACAGACATCTTAGAATATATAAAGGTAACTTATAATGGCTTTAGACACTTACTCAAATCTTAAAACTACTATTGCAAACTATCTTAATAGAAGTGATTTGACAGCTAACTTAGGTGATTTTATTACACTAACAGAAGCTAGACTTAATAGAGAGTTACGAGTTAGAGAAATGGTTACAACTGATACAACCACAACTACTGTATCTGGAACACAAAGTTATTCTCTACCAACAGGATATTTAGAAGCAACCTCAGTAATATTTCAAAGTGATCCTTACTGTACTTTAAGATTTATGAGTAATAGTGATTTCTACAACAAATATAATGTGAGTCAGGCTAGAGGAAAACCAACTTACTTCACAGTTGTTGGAAGTAATATTTTATTAGGTGTAGCACCAGACTCAGCTACAACCTTGCAAATTAATTATTATAAAAGTTTAACAGCATTAACAGATAGTAATGCAATAAATGATATTTTAACAAATTACCCTGAACTTTATTTATATGGTTCATTAGCAGAAGCAGCACCCTTTATTATGCAAGACGAAAGACTAAACACTTGGGGTAATCTTTACAAAGAGGCTTTAAAAAATGCTAACGAAACATCATCAAGAGGATCTACCACATCATCCCCTCTACAAATGTCCACAACACAGGTGGTTTAGATGATTGAGTTCGGTGATTTACAAGCTGATTTACCTACCTATAAGAACTCAGGAGCTCTTAAAGTAGATAATGTAATACCTCTACAAAAAGGCTACCAAGCTCTTCCAGGTTTTCAGGCTTTAACAACCTCTGGATTAACAAATGCTGCTGTAGGATTATTCACAAGTTTTAGTGCTAGTGGTTCTACAAACTATGCTGGCGATAAGACAAAACTTTATCAAATGAACAACTCATTAGTGTTTATTGATAAAAGCAAAGCTGGTGGTTATAGCAACTCTGTAACAGAGAATGCAAGAGACTTTTGGGCCTTTACACAGTTTGGTACAAACATAATTGCTACTAACTTTGCAGACAACATACAAAAGTTTGATGAAGGAACAGATAGTGCCTTTAGTGATCTTGTAGCTCTCAAAGCAAAATACATCGCAGTTATTAGAGACTTTGTTGTTGCCGGATATACCACAGAGTCAAGCACAACTTATAACCAAAGAGTTAAATGGTCAGGTATTAATGATAGTTCTACTTGGACTCCTAGCCAATCAACCCAATCAGGCTTTCAAGATATAGTGGGATCACATGGTAATATCCAAGCGATAGTCGGTGGTGAATCTGCTGGTGTGATCTTTATGGAAAAGGCGATCTACAGAATGTCTTATGTAGGTGTACCCCTAATCTTTCAGTTTGATAAGATTGCAGATAACATTGGAGCTTTTGCACCTAAATCAGTAGCTTCTTATGGAAACCAAGTATTTTTCTTAGCACAAGATGGTTTCTACAAATTAACTGGTGGTCAACAATTAACACCGATTGGTAATGGTAAAGTAAACAATTTCTTTTTTGATGATTTATCCTCTAATTTAGATGGAATAACATCAGCGATAGATCCTAACAACTCAATAGTTGTGTGGTCATATCGAGGTGGTGGTGCTGATGGTACAACTAATAACAAGTTTTTAATCTACAACTATGCAGTAGATAAGTGGTCAACAGGTAGTGGACTCGACTTAGAGTTTGTTGCGAGTGCATCACAAGAAGCATTTACAACCTTAGAGAGTTTAGATGTGTTAGGTAATTTAGATAACTTAACAAGATCCTTAGACTCCTACTATTATGGTGAAGGTATTGTTGGTTTAGCTGGTTTTAATAGTGAGCATAAGTTCGGTAAGTTCTTAGCAACTAGCCTCTCAGCTACAGTTGATACAACTGAGTTTGAAGGTGCTGAAAATAAAAGATCAACACTAATTAATTGCAGACCTATTGTAGATGGAACATCTAATACTACAGTTACAGTCACACCAATTACTAGAAACTCGCAGCTTGATACTATATCAGTAGGCGATGCAGTATCGACCAATGATAGTGGTGCTTGTCCTCTAAGATCAACATCTAGGTATCATCGAGTCCGAGTTAATGTGACTGGTAATTTTAATACCTTATCAGGTGTAGATATAGAAGCGAGACCTGAAGGTGGCAGATAATCAGTTTCCTACAGTTCCTTTATCGATACCAGATACAGGACAACATCTAAGATTAGTTTCGACATCATTGAACAATACGATCAATGGTAAATTAAACAGTACAGGAACAATTACACTAAGAGCAAGTCAAACGACTACAACACTTACAGACGCAAGAATAAGTGGTAATTCAGTTATTTTGTTTATGCCAACAACTGCTAATGGAAGTACAGCTTTCAATGGACTTCATGTTTCTGCTAGATCAAATGGGAGTGCAACATTAACTCATGCAAGTTCAAGCAACGCAGATCAAAACTTATCCTACTGTGTCATTGGATAATGTTGTAACTAGAGTACCTAGTGAAGATGTTGAGTTTATATGGAGTCAAGTAGCTCCATTATTAGAGAAGGCATTAGACGAAACTTACAATATTGAAGATATATTGTATGGCCTCGCTAATGATCGAATGCAACTATTTATTAGTTGGAATAATAACAAAGTCGAAAGTGCTGTTGTTACTGAAATAGCACGATACCCCAACTCGAAAGTATTACGATATTTTCTAGCTGGTGGAACTAACTTGGATAATTGGTTAGAGCAAATACAAATAGTTATAGAAAAATTTGCTAAGAAACAAAATTGTACTCATCTTGAAGTCGCTGGGCGAAAAGGATGGGTGAGAAAATTGAAAGGATTTAGAGTTAAAGCATACTTACTAAATAAGGAAATATAAAATGTCAAAAGGATCAAACCCAACAAATGTAACTACAACAACCTCAAGTGAACCATCAGAGTTTATTAAACCCTATTACACACAAGCTATTGATGCAGCACAACAGTTGTATGAAAACCCTAATATACCTTCATTTTTCCCTAACAACACTTATGTTGATTTTGCACCAGAAACAGATACAGCTTTACAATTAGCAAGTGCAAGAGCTCTACAGGGCAATCCCTTACTCGGTTCTTCTCAGCAAGAGATAAATAAAGTTTTACAAGGTGATTACTTATCACCAACTACTAATCCTTACTCACAAGCATTATTTAATCAAATGGCTGGTGATGTGACATCACAAGTACAATCACAGTTTAGTAAAGCCGGAAGATTAGGATCAGGTGCTAACCAAGAAATATTATCAGACTCACTAGGTAGATTAGCTAATGAAGTTTATGGCGATCAATATAATCGTGAAAGACAAAATCAAGTAGCAGCTACACAGATTGCACCTCAACTTGGTGAAATGGATTACAATGATATTGGAAGATTACAACAAGTCGGTCAAGAACGAGAGAGTTTAGAGATGGCAAAACTACAAGATGCTATTGCTCGATATGACTATGGCCAAACACAACCCTATCAAAAGTTAAACTACTACCTTGGATCATTAGGTGCTGCTGTACCTTCAACAACTGTATCAACACAACCTGTCTTTAGAAATACTGGTGCTGGATTACTTGGTGGTGCAATGACAGGAGCTAACATCGCTGGAATGATACCAGGACTCGGTGCTGGTATGGGAGCTGTTGGTGGTGGACTACTTGGAGGGTTCTTTTAATGGTAGATATTAATGATATATTTATGAAAAATAATGTACTTCCAAGATCCACAGTAGCAAATCCTAATTTTATAAATCAACCACAAACAAGAACTTCACCTTATTCAGTTTTAACTACACCAAAGAGTAGATTTACAGCCTTACCAGCAAAAGAAGGAAGCTATACTCTTGGACAAACAGCTCAAAATCAATTTGCAAGGGGTATGGAAGAAGGTGGTAAAAATATGTATGCTAAACCAGCTTTTGTAAAACCAACACAAACTTCACCAACAAATGTACCACCCAATCAATTAGGTCAAAACTTATTAAACTTTACTACAAGTCCT